GACATGTTTTACTTTTAGAATTTATAATTAAATTAAAATAATAACGAAATACTTTACATTTTTTCTCGGATACGTTTGAGTAAAGCCTTACCCTCTTTAGATTTACCACCTACAGGTACAAAACCGGGTTCAATAATACCTTCCTTAATGAGTTCCTTACGTGCTGATTTCATTGCTTTTGCCCAATCGTCACGAAATGTTCCTTTTTTGTGACCAGCAGTTTGTTGTTTTTTACTTTTATAACGTTCATTTCCATATTTATCACGTTTTAAAATAAGATCTTTTTTGGCTAATCCACCTTTGGTATATTTTGCGGTTCCATGGAAAACTTCGGCACGAGATCCATAGTATTTAATTTCAGTCATTTTAGGTTCTTTAAAATTAACAGGTATTTTTTTTTGGGTTTAAATATTAAAAGAAAATTAATTAAATATACTAAAAGAAACTTAAATTATTAAATGACTGAAAATAAAAGCGCAAATGTTAAAAGTGTTAAACCAAAAGTTAAACCGAAAGCTAAATCCAAAGCTAAAAGTACAAGTGTTAAAAGTACGAGTGTTAAAAGTGCAAGCGTTAAATCAAAAGCTAAAGAATCCAAAGATAAAAGCGCGATTGTTAAAGAACCCAAAGTTAAAGGAAAATTTATTGTTGAAATGGGTAAAGAAAATGATGTTTTGCTTTATTCAAATAAATTAAAACATCTAGTATCAAAGATTAAAAACCAAAATGATTTTAATGATAATAGTATACGTTTTGCGTGGAAAAATAATTAAAATTTAATTTGAAAATAATATAACATAACTTAATAAATGGAAAAAAAAAAATTAATTCCATGTAATGAGTTTAACCAGTATTATACGGATATTGTTGATGCTTCAGGAAATATAGTTACTTGTTTTAATGGAACCTTTTACCCCGAACAAAAAAATTTTCAGGTAAATAGTTACAAAAATTATAAAAATAAACCATTTTATTCATGGATAAATGAAAATTTTAAAGAATATGCATTTCCACGAGAAGATTATGATTCAGAACAATATTCTCCATCTAGTGTTTTTGCTAAAAATTGTGAAAGTAAAGTATATTCTTTAAAACAACAACAAAAATTTGCAGCTAGAATATTTAATACAGATGTTAATACAAATAGTATGCTTATTTATCATGGTCTTGGGTCTGGAAAAACACAAACAAGTATTATTATAGGAGAAGCATTTAAATTACGTACAGTTTCAGGTAAAATTATTAAGAATAGGCCAAAAACACGAGTGCTTATTGTTGTACCTGCAGCATTAAAAGAACAATATTATGCTGAAATTATTGGAAAGTATGAATCAGGTAATATAAAATCAGCAACTGGAGAAATAGTTATTATGGAAGATAGACAATATTATGCTGATAAAATAGTTCGTCGTAAAATTTCTGAAAATTACAATGAGATTTCTGAACTTGTTAAACAAAAATATAAACCAGATGCAAACCAAGCTCTTATTCAGAGACAAATAGATATACTTAGTTTAAGTAATAAAGAATTTCAAAAAGATGAAAATGAACGTGTTGAACGTGTCTATGAAATTATTTCACATGAATCATTTTTAAATAAACTTTTTGTTATTGAAAATAATAAATATATGGAAAAGGGATATCTTGTTGATTATTTAAAAGAACCAAATGGACTTCTTATTATTGATGAAATACAAAATCTCATAAGTGCAACTGGAACTAATTATCGTCGTTTACTTTATGCACTACAATTTTATGCTCATCCAACTTTTCGTGTTGTTTTATTAACTGGAACACCTATTTATGATAAACCTTATGAATTTGGATTATTGATGAATTTATTAAGGCCTAGGGTTGTATTTCCAGATGGACGTGATAACTTTAATGAACTTTTTTTACAAAACAACGAGTTTACAAATCAGGAATCTTTTAAAAAGATGTGTAGTGGTTACATAAGTTACTTTAAGGGAGGTAATCCTATTGCATATCCATACAAAAAAACAACTGTTATGTTACATCAAATGGATACATACCAATATGATAAATATAAAGAAGCTTTAATTAAAGAAACAGAAAGAGATAAACTTTCACTTTTAAAATCTGAAGATTTTTTTATAGATTTAAAAAAGGAGGAATCAAATTCAGGTATTTTCCATCTTTCTAATCAGGTATGTAATATTGCATTTCCTGAAATTACTTCAGGTGAACGACGTGGAAAAAGTATTTTACAACAAAACATTTCAGAATTTAGAAAAATACTTTTTTCTGAACAAAAGAAACATGCTCCCGAACAACAAACTGAAAAAATTTTGAAACTTGTTGGAAATTATAGTCGTAAATTTGCAACTGTTGCAAAAATGATTTTAGAATGTGAAGGAACTGTTTTTGTCTTTTCAAATTTTGTCTATTATGGAGTTGATGCAATGGGGATAATTATGGAATCTTTAGGTTATGCTCCATTTCCATCCCAAGGAGCCAGAGGAAGTTTCTTTGTTTGGAAAGGAGAAATAAATTCAAAGAAACCTGAATTAGTTAAAGCAGCCAAAGATACATTTAATAATGCATTAAATAAAGATGGTCGACTTTTAAAAGTTATGTTTGGAACACAAACTGTTATGGAGGGTGTTGATTTTAAAAATGTTAATCAAATACATTTACTGGATCCATGGTGGAATGATGCACGAATGCAACAAATTATTGCTCGTGGTATACGATTATGTAGTCATAAAGACCTTCCACCAGAAAAACGTATAGTTAGTGTATTTATTCATCTTTCTACTTTGGGAAGTTATGAAAAAGTGTATTATGTTGATATTATTGATAAGGGGTCTCGTAGAACAGTTAAATCATTTATGCAAATTGAAAATATAGATTCTCCTAAATCAGAATGGTATATCTATGAAGCATATGCTCGTATTGGAATTGATGGTGTAATTATTCAAAATTCTTCAAAAACATTTAAGGTATCTCAGATTATTGAAAATACAGTTCGTAAAGGAGCAGATCAAAGTTTAACAAGAGTATTTGGAAGTTATAAAGGTCTTGATTCAAGATCTGTACAGGAATATATGTACACACGTGCTTTACAGAAATTAAATATTAACCGTAAGTTTGAATTAGTTATTAAAGAAGCGGCTATTGATTGTACTATTAATAAGAATGGAAATGTTATTCGTTTAGATGAAATGTATACACCCAATTTGGAAATTGATAATACATGGAATCTTGAATATGAAAATTATTCTACAGGTGAAAAATTTATTCGTTTAAATGTTAAATCTAAGTATAAAGAACTTCCAGAAAATGTATTAACTATTTCTGATATTTTAAATAATACAGCTTATAATTCAGCAAATTATACATTTATAAGTAAAACTACAGGTACTAAAATAAAAATGAATAAATCATTAATTATTTCCGAACAAATTAATTGTCAAGATCTTGATTATTCATTTCAATTTCCCAAAGAAATTGTTGATTTAACAATAAATAAAGAACTTATACCTTTTCTTTTAAAATTAAACAAACAACAAATTGAACAATTTTTAATAAATTCCATAAATGAAAGTACGGGTCCTCGTCGAAATAAAATGGTTCGTTTTTTAATTAAACAAACAAATGAACGAAATAAATACATAGAATCATTAAAAGAATCTGGTTTTCAAGGATCTGAAGAAGATTTATTAGCTATGGGTACAGATCAACTAAAAATAGCATATGAAATTTTTGTTATTCAAGCTATTTAAATTTAATTTAAAATAAAAAATTTAAAATTTAAAATAATATAACGGATTATAATATACTTAAATGCCACCCAAAAAAAAAGATAAAATAACTGGAAATGAAACATGTAAAGGACGTGATGTTACCCCTTTACAACAATATATTACAGACCCTTCGAGGCCAAAAGGATTTTTAGCTAATATGTTAAATCAAGATGGTTTTTTGGAAGCATTTAATGCAGATGTTGCAGCTAATGAATGTACATTTTCATTTCCTAATAGTGACTGGTTTTGTGTTTATCTTACTGACAATGAAGGTTCATTTTTTTATAATGAAAATAATGAACCTCAACCAGGAAAACTTTATTTTAAAATAAACCTTATTGGTGGAAATCCACAAATTGATCTAAATTCTAGAACTTTTACCATGCCAACTGAATTAGTTGGTAAAATGACATGTGTAATCAATGAAAATAATAACTGTGCGGCAGCCAAACCAGTAAAGGAACCCAAAGCAGCCAAGGAACCCAAAGTGGCTAAAGTAGCTAAAGTAGCTAAAGTTGCTAAAGTTGAAGAAGAAGTAGTTAAAATTCCTACACAAACTATTACTGCTGCAGTAGAAGCTCTCCAACTTGGTACACGTTTTCCAGTTGGACAGACTGAAATAAAAGGTAGTATTTCACGAAGTGATCTTGATAAAATGGATACTAAACAAATACTTGATTGGATATCTAAAAATATGTATCCCAAAGATATTTTAAATTGCCTTCGTCAAAATTCAAAAAGTTTTACATCTCAAGAACTTGAGAATTTAAATGTATTAGAAGGTGATGTATCAGCAGGTGTTAAAGAAAGTACAGATGAAGTAGCTGTACAAGCAGCTTCATCAATGCAACCAGAAACTGTTAAACGAATGTTCCAAACTATAAGTAAAAAGGAACTTGTTGATCAAGTAAATGTAGTTAAAGATCCTACTATGCGTAGAGAAGCTATTGTTGCTTTATGTAAACGTGCTCAATTAGATTATAAGATTCAACCAACACGTAGAGGAACACAAATTATAGATATTTATGGAGATCCAGTTGAAGATGACAAAGCTCTTTCTGAATGTGCATCAGTTGAAGCAATCCGTGCTCGTAATATATTAATGGAAAAGGTAAAACGACGAATGGGTCCTATTAGAGAATATGCACGTGGTAATATTCCAGAAATATGGCCAACATTTAATCAACCCAAAGCAAAAGTTTCACTAAACTTAATGGAAACTGTTGAATCAGCACCAAATAGAACTGAAGGTATATTAAATGCTTGTAAAATTGTTGGTATCCCAGTTGAAAAAACAGAAGTTAAGGGAAGAAGGGGAAATGTAATTCAGTATAAAGACAGTGAAGGGAATATTCTTTCTACTGAAGATGATTTTGAAGATCTATTAAATGAATGTATGATTAAATTAAAAAGTATGTCTTCATTTGGAAAGAAAAAACGTTCAAAACCCGCTGAAATTTTTAAGAAGGCTGCTAAAAAGTGTAAGGGAACAGCAAATTATCGTAAGTGTTTTACTAAGACGCTCAGGAAGATGCACGGCTCTTCATAATAAAACTTTTATTTAAATGGCGTAAAGAACACTGTAAAAATATAAAAAGTTTTATTAATAAACTCAATGGAAACAGAAGTTGTACCTAAATTAGTAAATCCAGAGAATTTTAAAATAAAAGAAATTAAATTAAAAGAATCTTTGCCTTTACCTAAAGGACCTAAAAAATTGAATTTAAATAAAATACTTCTTATTTTATTTATTATCTTTACAATATTCTTTTTGTATAATTGTAAATATGGAGAAAGTATAGAAAATATGCCTGTTCCATATTCCATTGCTTATAATTTAAAATAAATTAAGTTAATTATTCGAATTAAAGTTAATTATTCGAATTAAAGTTAATTATTCGAATTAAAGTTAATTCGTAAATTAATGTAAATTAAATTAAAAGAAACATCTATAAAATGGCTGATCAAGAAGGTGGAACCAGAATCAACCGTAGTGGTCCACCTCAACAACAAGGACCTCCAGACAATATGATGTCTCAACAAAGACCTCCTCAACAACAAATGGATCCCCAAGAAGCAGCATATTATCAACAACAGGCTCAGCAACAGGCATATCAACAAGCTCAGCAGCAAGCCCAGCAACAACCAAGACCAGCAAAGGGAATATTAAAACAAAGTAGCAATTTTGGAAAGAGTGCATTTGGAGGTTATGATGCAGCTACATTTAAGAATGCACTTTTAGTAACACTTATTTTTGTTTTACTTAATAGCAAAATGATCTGGAAACAAATTATTCAATTTCCTATGATGGGTACTGTAGATCCAAGTATTATTGCTCTTATTGTTAATTCTATTATTGCCGGTATGGTCTTTTATCTTATTTCAAATTTTATTATGAAAAATTAAATTTTAATTTTAAAAGTAAATTAAAAAGTTCTTTAATTTTATTTAAAGGAATAATATAATTTGTATTAATACCTTAGGGTCAAAATGAATACTTTAATTAGTTCTAAAGAATCATTATTAAAAGTTAAATTAGTTGAATTTTATAATGAACATAATTTAAAGATACTTTTACCCATAATTTTACAACAAACGAGGTTGTCTCTAAGATCTCTAGATTGGTTTGTAACTAATTATTCAAAAAAATATAATACAAATTATATTCTTGTAAAAAATGGGGAAAACTTAAGTTATTTTCCATTTAAAAGTTATAAATCACAGCTTAAAGCATATTCTAAAAAATTCTGTGATCCTTTTTGTCGTCGTGATAGAGTAATATTTGATTATCGTAAAAATGATATCATTGATTTTCAACCAGATATTAAAATGAGCCACAAAGATTATATAATTACAACTATAGGACAGTTAAATTTCTTTCGGTTTGCAATTCAAGATAATATTATAAATTACGCTATTGATCATATTGAAGAAATAGAAAATGATATGAATGGTACACTTAGGAAACGAGAAACAGAAAAGAAGTCAAATTTTATGGAAGTTAAAAGTATTAAACGTAAGGAACTTAGTGTTCCCGGAAATAAAAGTGTTCATATAACTCGCATTAGCGCTATTATTAAATTTGTTTAAAATTAAATTAAATTTTTTTAATTTAAATTTTAATTAAATTAAATTAAAAATAATCAAACTTATTATAAGTTTTTTAAAATGGAACGTGGAAGTATTATGTATTTACATGCTATAGTTATAGGTATTGTACTTTACCTTTTAATGGTTTATGCTCTTAAACAATCGTCTGTTATTGCCGAAAATAGGAGTATACTTATTGCTTCTATAATTTTAATTTATATGATTCTTTTTGGTCATGGTCCCCCAACAAAAATAAACCCAGATCTTTTTTAATAAATGAAAGTTACTTTAAAAAATAAAGTATTATATAAGTAAGAAGTAAAAGATGGTTAGACCAGAGCTAAACCCTTTAAAAAAATGGGTGCTAACAAATAAATACTTTATAAAAACAACTGATTCTAAAGAACGTAAAGTATTAGCAACTCATTTTTTATTGGATGGTGGTATATGGGGTATACCTAAAGAAAAATATTCTGAATTTTTAAATTTACTTGCTATCGATCTTCAAAATAATGAAAAGCATTATATTTGTGAAAATCGAGCACCTATTTTTAAATTTATTTGTGATATTGATATGTTTGAACAAGCAATAGTATCAATTGAACAAATTTCAAAAATTGTTGAAATATTAAATACTGTTGTCAATGAATATTATGGAGAATCTAAAGTTATTATTTGTGGTGCCGATTCTAAAAATGTTAAAGTAAATGAAATTGAACTTATTAAATCAGGTTTTCATTTGGTATGGCCTGATATATGGATATCGGTAGATAACGCAAAGAAAATTCGTATTTTATTTATTGAACAATTGACTTTAATTTTAGGGGAACGTGAAACATACAATACATGGGATGATGTTGTAGATCTTGCAGTATATGAAGATAATGGACTTCGTATGGTTGGATGTCGTAAAATGTCTCCTTGTAAAAGTTGTAAAAATAAAAAGGAATTTCGTGACAACTGTGAAAGCTGTGAAGGTTCAGGTAAAAAGGATGAAAATAGGGTTTATTCACCTAAACTTGTTTTGGGTCCATGTGATCCAACTTATTTTGGAAGTATTTGCAATTATAGTGTAATGCTTTATGAAACAAGTATTTATAATTATCGGGATTTTCCTGAAACTACACTTTTAAAAGAATTAAATGTTGTAATTAAAAAAACAAAAAAGACAACTAAAACAAATCAAGGATCTAATTGTGCTTCTGAAGATGAGGCTATCATAAAAATAGAAACATTTATTAAGAGAAATTATAAACAGAATTTAAAAATTATTAAATTTACCAAAGGTGATAATTGTTATTATGCTGAACCCGATGATAATTTCTGTTTAAATGTTAATCGCCAACATACAAGTTCAGTTATTTATTTTCAAATAACACCAACTGGTATTTCACAAAGATGTTATTGTAAAAAGGAAACTTTGGAGGGAAGATCAAATGGAATGTGTAAACATTATGCTAGTCCCGAGATTCCATTAACTAAAGTTTTACATACTTTATTATTTGGTGGTACTTCTAGAAATTCAAAAAATAAAAAAATTGTGAATATAAATATTACAAGAAGTTCAAGTACGGTTTCATTGGATCTATCAGTTAGTCCCACGGATAAATTTAAAGAATCTATTAATTTACACAAAGAAAATTGTTTAATTAATTGCAAAAATATACTTTCTCAAATTGAAAATGAAATTTTAAAAAAGTAAAAGTAAATTTTACTTAAAATTTTAAAAGTAAAAGAAATTAAAAGTAAAAGAAATTAAGATAAAATAAAAAATGAGTCACTATGATGTTGAAGCTGCTATGGATAGACTCCGTGAACTAGGAGTTGATACAGCAACACTTAATGAGGACTATTATAAAATTCCTTTAGAAAATATAGATATTTCAAAGATTGAACGTTCGGCACCAACAAATAGTAAAATAGTCAGTAAACATACTGTTATTGTTGATTCACGCCAACGTGATTATTCTATTTATTCTAAACCATGTGAGTACCTTGTTGAATTGATGGAACCTCACCGCAATGTGGAACGTATTGAATTAATTGCAGCTATGATGCCAAAAACTGAATATAATATTAATAGTGAAAATAACCTTTTAATACTTACAGTTAATGGAATAACTCATCGTCTTATATTAACTCCAGGACAATATCTTATAGGATCAAATGTAACTGGGTCTGTTCAGTATACTGCAAATGGTGTTGATTGTAATTTTGGTCTTATTGCTGAACTTAACCGTTTATTGAAAACAGTTTCAATTACATTTAATGTTTTTTTAGCAACTTTACCAGCTAATGCTGGTGGTACAGGTCAAAATGCAAGTATATTAAATAGAATTGTTATTACAAATTCAGCTGTTCCATTTACTTTAGATTTTACAAATACAAATTATAGTTCTGGAAGTCCATTTCGAGTTATGGGATTTAATAAACAAGTTTATACTGCTCATCAAAATTCAGTTATTATTTATGGAAGTGATAATATCGGTACATGTTCCCCTTCAGATATAAAAAATGGAAATATTCAAATAATTTCTGATTATGCACTTAGTGGTATATATGATTATAACCTTAAAGATGATCCCAAATTTATTATTATGCAACTTGAATTTGGGAATAAATCAGCCGACCGTGTTGAAAGTTCAGACATTGCAACAAATCAAAAGTTTGCTATTATTATTTATGATGCAAATGATCCAGATAATATACAAACATATAATTCGAGTTCTGGTAATTATGTTCAATTAGGGGTTTCAAGACCACCGGGAACATTAAAGGCACTGAAAGGATCTGATTTTGACAAAAAAGTTATAACTTTTGAACCACCTATAACATTAGAAAATTTTAAAATTTCATTTTATAAATACGATAATACATTTTATGATTTCCATAACCGTGAACACTTATTAACATTTGAATTAGATGTTGCTGATTATGACCCTAAATACCGTTACTAAAACGTTAATATTACCGTTACATTTAATTTTTAATTATTTTACAAAAATAAATTTACTTAACAAAATCGGCGTTTGTTTTACTAATAAGACTTTTAAAGTTAAAATGAACGTGGAGTTTTGTAATTCCAAAGCTTATATTATTGATTCTAAAGAACTTAAAGAAAAAGTTTTTTTGGAATGTGAATCTTTATTTGGTTGTTCATTAAAACGTGATTATTTCCCTGGTCCTCAGCCAGTTGCTTTGGAAAGAAAAAATTTTCCTTTAAAAGAAAGTTATATGGTATGTGAAAAAACAGATGGTGAACGTGCTATCCTTTTATTGTTACAAATTAATAATAAACCAATGTGTTTTATTATTAATCGGAAGAATGAAATTTATTTTATGGATTTATCTTTTAAAAAAGAAGTTTTTGAAGGTAGTATATTTGATGGAGAACTTATTAAAACAAAAGGTTCAGACAAATCTGAACCAACTTGGAATTATCTTATTCATGACTGTATGACATATAACGGTACTAGTTTTCTTGAATCTTCACACCGTTTAAGATATGCATGTGTTATTGATTTTATTTTAAAACGGTACAATAATCGTTCAGAAGATCCTTTTAATATTAAAACTAAATTATTTTATGAATATGGCCCTGAAATTTTAAAAACATGGGAACATATTAAAAAAACAACTGAAAATAATATAGATGGATTAATTTTAACACCTGTTAATAATCCTATTATATTTGGAAGGGACAATACACTTTTTAAATGGAAAGAAGATAATACTATTGATTTTTTAGTTAAAGAAATGATACC